TTGTGACCGATCCAACTCGGTCACAAGGCGTAGTCTACGGTTTTTTACGCGACCAAACTTCGAGTTACACGCAATGCTCATACTGTGGGCGTACTCTACAATTTGGTCAGTTGATGAAACATCTAAGAGTATGGCATTCTTACGGAACCAAAGATTTTATAATTGATTTCTGATTGGCATTTTATTACATTTTTCTTTAAGCCGGCGAGCTTGCCCTGGTATTAAAAAAATGAATTAAATCAATGCTTGGTCTTTTTAGGGGATTGGCAAAATATGACAAATGATGATATCGTTTTAATACTTTTTTTGATTTTCCTTTGCTTATCAGCCCTCTATCATACTTTTAAAGCTATTAAGGAATCTTGATGCTGAGAGTTCGCATAATACGGCATTATGTTACTTGCCATGTTCGTTGACTAAAGACCCCGCGCTAGCGGGGTTTTTTGTCAATGATGCGACCATATTTACGCACTCGCATGGCATTTAACATCAGTGCTCATTATGCGAATTGGAAGGATAGGAAAGGGCGGGCAGCGACTCGTCGCGCCTGACCTTTCTGGGAGATTTTGAGAGAGGGCACACTGCTATCTAATAGTGTGCCTGACTCCGGAATTTCGGAGTATTTTGATATAAATGCTTGTTTTTTATAGATATATAACAATATAATTATATATCTATATGATTTTCATAGAGATTTTATTTTTTTGTTTCGACTTTTACTGTCCCATCTCTAGTTACTTCTATAAAGCCTTCTAAAAGGGTTTGCTTAATAATTTCGTGGAATATCTCAGTATCTCGCAACGGCTTTTTTCCAGCTTTTACCAAGTCTCTATTCAATTTTAATGCTACTTCATTAAGTGCATTTTCTTCTTCATCAGTTTATGTTACTAAGCCCCAGTGAGAAGATTAGACAGTCTCACGGGGCTTTTTAACATCAATCTGCATTATGCGAAGCTTAGTGAAGGGGAGAAGTACGACTTGTTTAATGTCGTACTTAAGTCCGATATTTCGGAATATATTATTTTTTTATTCGTCTTTACCTAACACTTCTTGTCTATATTTCATCACTTCCTCAGCTTTTAAATTTTTCAAATGGTATTTGATTAGGGCGTGTATTACATCGCTTTCAGCCATGAGTGATTTTTTTTGCACGACAAACTTCATTAGTGTCTCTTTTACGTCTTCAACTTCTTCACTACGGATTTTGTAGACTTTGCTCATTTGTAAACGCCTTGTAACTAAATAACTAGGTAACTTTTTTAATATTAACCTGTTTTACAGGTTGACAAGTTACTTGGTAATTTTGTTTAATTTCTTAAACGTAGTTACTTGGTAACTTTTCATGATTGATTTTATAGAAATGCGCTTATTCGTCTTAGACGAATTTGTTATCTCGGATAGGGATGGCAAGCATTTTCTATTGTCTTGTGATTTGTTACAGCTTGGTGTCACTGTAGGTTCAAGAGATGTTTACTTGGATGAGCAGGGCAATATGCAAGTAGGTGCGTTGTATCACCCTTATGATGATTTACCCACTTCATTTACTAATGTTGCTTTTAAATTAGTTCATGAAGGTAAAATTAAACCGCATGTCATGATCAAATGTAGTCCTGCAAAGATTATGCAGGGTCATAACATTTTTGGCTCGGATAATTTGGAATTAGGTGTTTTTGAAATGCTTGGTTTCTTAGCGGAATCTCATCCTAAGCTTTATAAAATATTAGATATTCCGAATGCTCAGATTGTCAATTTAGATGTGACTTATTCAGCACGTTTAAGAAATGATGATCAAGTATGCAAGGTTTTAGACTTTCTTCGTAAAGTTTCCAGTGGCTCACTTCGTAAATCTAAATTGGTTTATGGTTCCACAGTTTATTGGGGTTCACCTAATTCTAAACGCTTGTGCCGTAAGGCTTATTGCAAGTCAATTGAATTTCAATTGCAGCTTGCAAAGCTAAAACGTCAAGCTTCTAAAGGTGAAGTTTTTGCGTTGCGTGTAATTAAAGCAATGGAAGACCCTCGTGTAATTGAATTTATGCAGGGTTTACTACGTTTAGAAACTCGTTTTAAACCTTTGTGGTTAACGGAACATAATATTCCACTCAATGTATTTGATCTTATTAAATATCAATCTGAACACCCTAATTTTTTAACTGATCTTTGGCAACTAGCAAATAAACCACTTTTTGAAGCATTGGAGGGTCATACGATGAAGGCTCTTGATCACGATACTGTATTTGGAAAAATCTGCGCTAAATTCGACACTTATACAAAGTCAGGTCGTTTATCACAAACTAAGTCTCGTAATATTTTTAATTTCTTTTGTGCATTGGAACTTCATGGTTCTGATGAACTTAAGAAGAAATATAGTAAGTCACAATATTATCAATATATATCAGATTTAATGAGTTGCGGTTTTTCAAAGGCTTATTTGCAAAACCTTGATTCAGAATCAAAAAATAACGTTATTCCATTCGTTCAGCTCGTCAAAATCGATTTTCAGAATCAAGTACCAGATTGGTATCAAGAACCTGAATCACGCTTTGCTAAGGTAGGTTAATTATGCTCAGTATTACAGCTCAATTATTAGATGTTCAAACTGGTGACTTTTGTAGTCTAGTTTTTAAAGGAACCAAATGGGATTTTGGTTTACAACAAGAAGTTCCAGCTTCTGTACGTGTTGCAGTTTCCAAAGATCATCTTTATTTAGTTCCTACTTATCAGGAAGCTAAAGGGAAAATGGTTTCTGTAGAAGTTAAAGAAGGTTTAACAAAGTCAAAGCAGATCTGGTTTAGAACAAGTGGAACAGGTCAAATAGTTCTACAGGATGATTAAATATCTTTATATATCAAAGTGTTAACTATATAACACTTCGTATAATGTATAATATGTAAATAAATCAATAACTTACGTGTATTTTAACTATGACAGAATATGTTTATACATGCAAGAAGTGCGGTAAAAAGTTTACAAAACACTCTAGTTACTGCATCCATTTTTATAAGTGTAAATAAAAAGAATTTGTCGGCTTTTGGGGGCGTTAATCGCAAGCCGACAATCCTATTTATTGGGGATGTCTCTAATGGTCATCTATGCAGTTTGGTATTTCTTCGTGGTAGGGGTAATAGCTCATCCAGTGGGTTTATATCTCTACTATAAAAAACGGAAGTAAAGGAATTCAATTATGTTGGCTTGTTTGATTTATGGGTCGGACCAGACGACATGTATTGGGTATTTAAACATGGGTTTGGTGACTGGTCTTTTTGCTGCTTTAGTAGTTTTGTACGGTCTCAGCTATGTTTTTAAAATCGTTCTAAAACTAATGGGTTTTTAACCCTTGGAGATAAATATGGAAAATCAAATCGTTGTACAAGAAAAACGCGGAGTTGTAAGTCTACGCAACGCTTCTCGTTATGGTTTGGGGGCTGTTTTATCAGCGGGTATTTTAAGCAGTGCAAGCGCAGCAACTTTAGTTGATGAACAAGCTGCTCAGTTTAAAACTGATGGTACTGCAATGGTTACAGCGATCGGTGTTGCAATGATTTCTGTTGCTGTTGTTGCTGTACTCATTAAATGGGCGAAAGCTACATTCTTTAGCTAATAGCTCAGGGGGTAGAAATACCCCCATCTTATAAGAATTAAATATTTAAAAAAGTTGGGGGCTTTTATGAAGTTTTTTAAATATTTAGTTTTCATAATTATAAGCTTATTTTCTGTTCAGGCTTTTGCACTTTCTGGTTATCGTTCAGGTAGTGGTGATTGTGCAGAAACTAAAGAAGCTGCTTGTGCATCTGCCTTTGCTAATAGACCTTTGTCGTTTAAAAATGCTTATCGATATGAAGTCATTGGTGATTATTGTAATTTTTATGAAAAAAGATTTAGTTCATCAGGTTCATATATAGGTGATGCTTCTGTTTCATCATCATCTTTTGCAGTGTGTGATGTCGTAACAAAGTGTCCAAATTCAGGTTATCCAGTTCCAACATATTTTGAGCCGAATACGCCGATCCCATTGCGTGCATGCAAACAGAATCCTGACGGTACTTATTGTGTTTATGATGCATCTGACAAAGTTAATCCTTTAGTTATTTCTACTGGTAAATATCAGATGGTTACTTTGAGTTCTATTAGCTCTATTCCTTCACCATCATGTACCCCTGAATTTTCTAAATCTACATGTAATCCAAAGGATCCATATGGAGGATGTTATCAACCGCCTGATGATGGTTGTAACCGTTTAGCAGATGGTTCTATTTATTGCCCAGAGGGTACACCTCCGCCACCTATTAAAACGGGTTGTCAGAATGGTGCGACTTATTGCGACATGCCCCCAACAGGTTGTGGTTCTGGTTATGTGCCGGGTAGTTTTAATGGTAAGCAGATTTGTGTAAAGAATAGCAATCCACCTCCGACTGATCCTATTCCTCAGCCACCAGAACCAGATCCTACTGATCCACCTGATCCTAATGATCCTCCGCCTGCATCTTCACCACCTCCAGCTATTCCGCCTGAGAGTAGTACTATTTTAAGGTCTATACTTGATGCTATTAATGCGGTTAATAACAAGCTGACATGGGTTAAAGATGAAATCGTTAACTCTGTTAATAATGTTTCTCGTACTTTAGGTATAACTAATCAAAAGCTTGATGCTGTTAATTCATCAGTTAAAGAAACTACTGCTGCTGTTAAGGAAACAACCGCTGCTGTTAATAATGTAAAAGCTGCTGTAGATGCTAATGCAACAACGGTAAAAACGGCTGTAGAAGCCAATGCAGATAAGGTTAAAGGTGCTGTTGACGCTAATACCAACTCTACAGCTAATAAGCTTAATGAAGTCGTTAATGCAATTAATAATAAGCCTGTTGGCGGTGGTGGTGGCGGAACTACCGATGTTAAGCCTGTTGTTGATGCTATTGAGAAACAGACTACTGATTTTAAAGATATGATGAAGACTGATTCATCAGACTTTGATACATCACAGTATGAGAAAATTGGAGATGCTTCAGACGATCCTCGCTATTTAAATGCCCAGTCAGAAGCTACCAATGCACTTCAGAATTTATCTAATAAATTAACTTTTTCTAATACTGCATGCGTACAGGACTTTACGGTTGATTTTCCTTATTTTGGTTCTTTTGTAGTTCCAATTTCCCGTTGGTGTGAACTCTTAGCACTAATAAAAATATTGATACATCTCAGTACATTAATTCTTGCTTTTAGAATGCTTGATTCAACAGTGAGGGCTATCTAATGCCGTTGTTTATTGGGGCTATTGTTGCTGCATTATTGAAGGTTTTATTTAGATATGCGGTTTTTAAAATATTTGCCAAATTAATTTTGGGGACTGCTACTGCAGGAATTATTTACTTATTTTTAACGAGTACGATCAAACCTTTTATTGATGAAATGCAACAAAAGATTGTTGATAAAGCTGCTGAACTCTCAACCATTGGTGGTACTGCTGCTGAGGTCATTCAATACTTTGATTTCATTCAATGTGTAAACATTATTTTATCTGCTTCGGCTGCTTGTTTTAGTTTGAAACTAATGTCAGTAGCCATTCGTGCCTTTGGCATTAATACAGGGGGTTAATTCATGGCTATTAAACTAATTACAGCACAGCCTGGCTCTTATAAGACTGCAATGATGATGGAAATTGCTAGCAAAATGGCTAGTGAAAACCGTCCAATTTACTTATGTAATATTCGTGGTTTAAAACCCGAAATACCTTTCCCATATCAAGTTCTAGATCATTTTAAAGACTGGATTGATACACCAGAAACATCAGTTATTTTTATTGATGAGGTTCAGGAATTTACACGAGACGTACCAACTAACTGTAAAACTGAGGATTTACCTAGATGGTTAACGTTATTAGAAAAACATCGTCATGAGGGTAAGGATATTTTTATTGTTACTCAGCATCCAATGTTTATACATACTCATGTTAGACGTTTAACATCTGAGCATATTCATCTTGTTAGAAATGGGAATGTTCCTTTTGCTGCTAAGCGTACTTGGGGGTTTGTTGAGTCAGATCCAGACGACTTTCAAAAGGCTACTGTTAAAAATGGTTGTACTACCTCTATCTATAGACCTAATAAAGAGGTCTTTAACTGGTATGAATCTACGGTATTAGATACCCACAAATTTAAAATTCCTACCAAGTTATTTAAGATGGTTGGTCTTTTAGCTGCTCTTGTTGGTTTCTCTGTATATATTGGTTATCCAGTATTTAATAAATATTTTGGTTCTAAAGAACAAGAAGTCTCTGCTACAGACACTTCACCACAGCCAAATAATTCAAATATGACCTTAGCTGAAAAGGCTAAGCTTGATGCATCTATGGCTGGTCTTACTCCAGAACAGTATGCTGATTTAATGCATCCTGAAAAACGTAACGCTGAGCTGCAAGCTGTTAATGATGTAAGAATGGAAACTATAGCTGTGAAATATAATCCTAATCGTCCTTACGATATGGATACTTCACAGATTCAATATGAAGTTACCGCTAAGCCTGTTTTTTCAGGTTGTATGAAGAAAAATGGTAAATACGTTGCTTATACTCAACAGGGCACTATTTTGCATGATGTAAGCCAATCTGATTGCCGTAAACTTATGGAAGATGGTGATAGACCATTTAATTATTTTCAGGTTCAGAATAATCGACCTGCTCAGGTAAATAATGCTGTGCCACAAATGCAGGTGCAGCCTAATTATTCATCTTATCAGGCTAATAATTATGTCCAGCCTAACCTACAGCGTAGTTCTGTAGATGGTGCAAATTCTCAAAGTTCTTTTTCTTTCTGATTACCTAAAACCGTCTATATGTTCTACCGTAGCAGTAACCAAAAAAAACCGTTCAGGGGAA